GCTTGCGGTACAGGCGCAAGGCGTTGAAGAACACGCCCAGCGTGGCGATAGCGGCCTGCTTGCGCTGGTGCTCCAGTACGCCCGGCTGCTCCCGGCTGGCCATCCCGAGGAATTCGAGGTTGACGCCGGCCACGTTCGGCAGGCTCGACACGGTGAAGTCCAACAGCTGGTTCAGGCCAGCCGGTACCCCGGCGCTGGTGCGTTCCTTGACCTTCTGCAGGCCGTCACGCTTGAGCCATACGATGCTGCGGGGGTTGGACCAGTCGTCTTCGGCGCTGCCCTTGTCCACGAAGGCGTCGGCTTCCGCCAACAGGCCCCCTTTGGCTTGGCTGGCCACCACGTCGGCCATACTGCTGAAAAACTTGTTGATCCAGCGCTGGGGGTCTTGCAGGTCGCGGATGAAGCCGTACCAAGTGCCGTTGTTGCGGTCCCGAACGCCGGTGATCGGGTTCAGGGTGAAGCCTTGGCAAGGCAGTGCGCCGTCTTCCAGCTCGGTGCAGCCCGAGTAGATCAGCTGACGGTACTCCCGGCGCTTGAATTTGACGCCATCCAGCGTAATGCCTTGAGTTTCAAGCAAATTTTCGAGTTTATCGAACTCTTCGGAGGTTACGTCCTCTACGGCGCCGGTCAGAGGGTTCTGGATCCGGTAGAACCACGCCGTTTGCACATACTGGAACTGGACAACCGGGATGTTCTGGTTGTTTTTGACGTTTCCGCCTTCCGAGTCGTAATTTCGGGCATCCGTGGCGTCATGGATGGTCCCGGCAGCCTCGTCAAGGAACTGGGTGTCAGTGGTGGCGCTGGCGCGGAGAATGTCGGCCTTTTCCTTGCCCCACACGTCTTCGATCACGTCGTATGGCAGCCATTTGGTGCGCGCACACCAGCGACGGTCGGCCAGACCACGCTTGCGGGCGGCTGTATCCCAGCTCATGTGCAACGGGTCGACTCGCTCGATGACCAGCTGGCCTTCGGGGTCTTCCTCGGTGGTGAACAGGGTTTCAGTCCAGCCCATGCCGCAAATCAGCATGTCGGTGAAGGCGTCCGACTCTTCGTCGTCGGCATCACAGGACTCGCGGACGTACTTGATGGCCGCGTTTTTAACGTCGGCAGTGCCGCTGTCGCTGATTTCCCGGCCGTACACGGTGGCGCTGTTGCGGGTGGCCGTTTCGAGGCCACAAATGCCCCGGATGAAGCCGGCTACGCGGTTGAACGTGAAGACAGGGCGGTTGTCGGTTTCCAGCTCGTTGCGGACGGTTTCGTCCCACTGGTCACCCGCGACAAGGGCGAAAGCCTCTTTGGACTGGGTACGCCAGTCGGATTGGTCGGCCTTGAACCGGTTCATCCGCTCCCGCGCCCACAGCACAGTTTCGTTCGCCGTGGTGCTGCCTTCGTCGTCTTCGATCATGTTGCGCCCCGGTATCAGCTAGCCATGAATCCGCCCTTGCGGCGGCGTTTCCGCGTGAGTTTACCAGCTTCCCACGCATCCGAGGTAACAACCGATCCGGCAAATGTCAACAGGAATGCGTCGGCGCGGTCTGGCGACGGTACCCCACGGTCCAGCATTTCGCGCTTCGTCTCGACGACGATCTTGCCGCTGGAAGTCAGGGAGTAGTGAACGTCGACCAGCTCTTGCACAAGGAAATCGTCGATTGGGATGCGGCAGTTTTGGGCCATGAACCACTCCCGGCCACACCACCAGAGCCAGTCGCGCATGCGCATGACCCGGGCAGCCTCGCTGCGCGGCGGCGCCTCACCGGCGTTGATCCCGATGACTGGCAGGCCCAGTTCCTCCAGCCGGTCGACCACACCGCCGCCCAAGCCGCCCACGTCCACGATGATTTCGTGCGGGCGTTCGGCGTGCGGGGTGTTTTCGTATTCGCTGACGATACGGCCAACCGACACCATGGTGCTCACTTGACCCCAAGTCTTGATCGGCTCCAGCAAGTGGTTGCCTTGACGCTTGGCCAGCGCGTTGGAGCATTCCCCGTAGCGGGCCGGGTCGAAGCCCCACACCGTCTTGACCTCAAACGGCGCAACGTCGCGTTCGATGGCCGGCTCGACGATGGACAGCGGCATCAGCACATCGGCAGCTTCCAGCGGGAATTCGCCCAGTACGCGGACACGGAACACGTTCGACTCTTCGCCGTATTGCGTGCGCATCTTGTTGATATAATTGGGGTGTACCCGGCTCGATTCCTCGCAACCGACCTTGATGCAGTGGAACTGCGACCGGTTTTTGTGGTGCGAGTCGTAGAAATAGCCGCGTACCCGGGTAGGGTTACCGCACATGAGCGACTTGGCGCCCGGGGTGGACAGCGCACCTTCCAGCGGCTGGAAAATCTCGTCCGGTACACCCGATGCCTCGTCCACGAAGAACATGATGTTTTCGCTGTGAAAGCCTTGCAGGGCGTCGGGGTTCTCTTTCCGGGCGGTTCGGGCCACCGCGTAGCATTCGTCTGGTGCCAGTTTCAGGTACAGCCGGTCGGACGTAATTTCAAACAATTCAGACAGTTGCGTACCCATGCGACGGCGCCATAACGCCAGCTCGGACCACAGAATGTCGTTCAGCTGGTGCCCGGTCGGGGCTGTGCAGGGTACTTTGCATGGGAAGTGGGTCGTCAGGTACCAGAGGATCGACCACGCTTCAAAAGCGGTCTTACCAACACCGTGACCAGACCGAATCGAAATATGGTCGTGGGTGACCATGGCCTGCAGCGCTTTCAGCTGCCACGGCTCGATCTTTTCGACCTTCATCACCTCGTTGACGAACACATGAGGCGCCTGCCGCCAACGCGCCAGTATGGCTTGTGCCTTCATCTGGAGGGCCACGCTGTCGCCTTGGTACAGGATATTGTCGGTCATGGGATGATTTCACCGTCTACCGTGTCTGCGAATTGGTCGAGGATACTCCCAATATCAGACTTCACGTCCTTGATCGGCACATGTTCGATTTGGGGGGTTTCCCGGCCTTCGCGCTCGATAGCGCTTTGCTGGGAGGACATGGCGGCCAGCGCGTCGAGGATGGTACCGGCATCGGCGCCCTTTTTCTCTTCCTCGGTAAGCGGTTTTGGCGAGCCAAGTACCTGATCCAGAATGTATTTTTGGATTTTGAAGCGGTGCGCCATGTCGTTGCAGGTGCGGTGGTCGTGGATCATGGAATAGACCATTTCTTCCACGAACGGCTCCATGAGACGCCGGCCCGTTTCTTGGACATGACGACGCGCCGCACGTTCTGGATCAACGGGCGGCGCGCTTCGGGCCTTCGATGGGGTCAACCGAGCTGCTAGCCTCAGCTCGAATCGAACCTCGTCATCCTTTGGTTTCTTCGGGTCGTCGTTGTCCGCCATTAAGCTCAACCCCTAGTTCTGCAGCTTTTCGCAGCATCTGGAAAATCTCTAAAAACGCTTCAAACGGTAACGCAATCCAGAACTTTTCGCCACTGCGACGCCACACGATGGAGGGGACCAGCCCGGTATCCCCCACCGCCGCCACGACCTGCCTTTGCCAAGCAGGGATGGACAGCGTTTCCCGGGCTTTGACTTCCATGCCGAACGGCCCCCATTCCACATCGAATCCGCCATCCCGGGCCTGCCCCAAGATCCGCGACACCTCGTCGCCAGTCACCTTCTCGATCACCTTGCAGACTTCGCGCTCCACCCGGGCGCCCTTGTTCCGGGCGTGCCGGCCACTGTTCTTTGGCAGGCCTTCCGAGAAATCGAGTGGATCCGCTGCTTTTCTGGCCATTTTCGCCTTCTCGTTGTGGAACGCAATGCGGCAGGTTTCGTCACAAAACTGCTTGCGTGCCGTCCCTTGTGCCTTTGCGCCGCATTGCCTGCAGATGATGGTTTTCATCAGTCGTACCAGATTTTATCGGTCATCATGAACTGGGCCATGCTAATCAGGCCTAGCGCTTCTACCGATCCGTGCAGGGCCGGGCCAAAGGTCCATAGCGTCCAATTGCCATTTTCCCCTTGGCTTACCAGCACAGCTTTGGCGAAATTGGCCGTGGCCCCCGACTCGATATCGTCGGCCAGCGCCCGCAAGAACGCGGCCGGGTTTTCCCGCAGCGCGGGTTCGCGCAGCGGTACCACTTTCAGGTCAGTAGGCATACCACTGGCCCGAACGCATCTGGTCGGCGTGACGGTTGGCCCGGTTCGGCGTCTGCTTGGCCCACAGGCTGGCCAGCATGTTGACCGCTGCCTTGGTGAAATTGCCGGCGATGATGAAATCCAGCGTGTTCTGGAACTTGGCCACACCGTCCAGCCCCATCTGATAGCACATGGACAGCAGGACGCAGATGCGCGGGTCGCTGTAGTCACTGGAACCCGAGGGGGCGAAACTGCGCAGCTTGTTCAGCGCCTGCC